CGTCTTAATAATATCCAAATCTTTTGCAGAAGGAACCGTATTAACAATACTCATATTCTATACCCTATCACAACGAACTCGAGTTCGCAATTAATCCAAAGGACATCTTGGCAATTTAGGAACATTAGGTATCTTTGGCCTTGCTGGCATACTAAATGGTGGTTGTGGTATAGGAACTGCCAATTTAACAGAAAAATCCCTAACCGCAATACCAGGTACTTTACCGGGAATCCTAGGTATCTTAGGTATTGCTGGCATACTAAATGGTGGTTGCGGTATAGGTATCGCTAACTTTGGAATTTTAACCTCAATACTTATTCCAGGTATATTAGGAGTCTTTGGAATCCCAGGTATCTTTGGCCTTGACGGCATACTAAATGGTGGTTGTGGAATAGGTATCGCTAATCCAGGAACAGGTAATAATGCAATTTTACATTTACTCATGATATAAAAACATTCTCACTTAATTCTCTATAAAGCATCACAGGAGGTGTTGCACCTGGTGTTGTAGGGCTTCCTGGAGCAGTAGAAGTATGCTGATGCATAATTCCCCAACCAATAGCAAACTTATTACCCCTAATTGCTGGCTCAGATGCACCTTTTCCAAGCATTACAGTACCAGCATTTGCAGAAAATTGTTTATTTGCATCTGCAACAACATTATCCCCTGTTAACACAATATCTTTCCCATCTATACCTATTGCACCACCTGACTTTGTAGTCAAAGTAATCTTGTCATCACCTAGAAAAAGCATCGATAATACATTTCCATTAGAATCCAATGTCTGAAGTGTAGTTTCATTATCTTCGGCATTCATATATAATGAAGACCCATTACTATTCGTTATCAGTGTATGACCTTCTGTTGTCATACTTATGAATTGAGATGTTGGCTCTCCTTCACCATCTCCTCTAGCAATTGTAATTTCCAACTTATCTGGGTCATCATTGAATCTTAAAAAATGACCAGCTTTTGTCCTTATACCTCTCTTTGATGGCCCTTTTTTTTCAGCATCATCAGAAAAAAATGTATCTGAAGTATTTCTAGTTGTTAAAAATCCTCCCATATATAAAGGTTTTCTTGGGTCACCAAATTCAAACTGAAGCCACACAAGAGAACCTTCTTCAGGAGGATGAAATATACCAGTCATTTTTCCATCAGAATCCTCTCCTAATCCTGGCATACATGGTAATATCCAATATCCACCTGGAACATCTTCAGCCTTTGGCATATTTATAGCTGGACATGTAGCTCTTATCCTTCCCCTGTTATCAGGGTCTGCTATATCAATTACCCTTCCCAAATAACTACCATAATATCTACCGCAGAACCTCTCTAGACCATGCGTAACATCTGCAAGATAATCCCTAAGCCATTCAATCCATTTCATTTTGGAAGCTGACCTCCAGAAGATTCTTTCTGCTCTCCAGACACAGCCTTATATCCACGTCTATAAACATTCAATCGCATTTCCCATGAACCAGGACTCCACGAATGAACCATCTTCTCTATACAAAACGTACCATTAAATAACACACCAGCACCCCACAACTGACAAAGATTACCAACCATTTCACTAGGAACACCAATACTGTTTATTTCCATATGCATACCAGGATCACCTTGACGTTGAAATTTTCTAACCTGATTTTTAAAAATTTCTGTTCCATATGGTAAAATTGGTGCACTCATAAAAGTTCCAAGAGAACCATCATTTTTAAAAGCATCAGCTATATATTTTTCATATCCATCAGATGCTTTTATATCTTGTGGCTCAGTATTCTCAACTTTACCATCTCTTGCATCTTCTTGATCTTCAGACCTAACATCATATTCAACATCTTCAGCAGTCTCAGAATCTATTCCCCTACCATTTGTTCCTGCTGATGCAGAACTAGGTATCCTACTCAACCACACTGCCTCATCAGATTTAGGTGTAAATCCAAAACAAGGATATTGATTATTTAAAGGATCTACAATACCTCTTATTACATATTTATTTACATAATCAGTTTCATTCAAATTACCACTCGTTATATCTTTTTCAGTATGAACAATTATTGTCTTCTCACCCTTATATTTCTTAATAAAAAATGAACAATCATTATCTTTACAAACAGTTATAAAAATTTGCCAAATACTCATACCTTCAAGACCAGCATAGAAATTAGCCTTTTCTTTATAAGAAATCGTTCTTGGTTCAGCAAGCTTCCATGCATTCATATTTGATAAAGCATTTGATGTTATATCAACTTCACAACCTATCTCTTCCCCTAGTAATTTTAATAATTTTTCAACATCATATCCAGCATTCTTCAAGATATCTTTCGAAACTGTATATCCCGATAGCTTCATCGGTACATGACTAACTTCTAAATTACCAGATAAACCATCTGGTCCTATTGATAATCCTTTTCCTCCAACAGCTAATACACCATGAGCCCATTCTGTCCATTCCCCTGATGCATATCCCATTCTAACTCTCACAAGATTATCTTTTTTAAATGGCGTTTTTGATGCGTCAAGCGCAGTCATAGCATAATCATAAGGCATATCTACACCTATAACTATACCAGTTATAACCATATCACCTTCCCATATCATAGTCAGAGAAGTCAAAAAAGGATGTGATGGAGACCCCCAATGCCATTCCTCACCACTTTCATGGTCTTTGATTATTACTTGTGCAACAGGATCTATAAATCTAACTGTCATCTTTCAATATAATTCTGTGTTTGAGGTAACAAATATGTATCTATCCAACTTTTAGATGGAATTTTTATTGTCCTACCTTGATAAAGTTGAACATCTGGAAGATCCAAATTGTTTCTTGCTGCAATTACCCAATAAAGTTCCTGTCTATCAATTCCCCAAAATTTAGCAGCTATTTTATCCAAACGTTCATTTTGCCCACTAATAACATAACTAAATTCTCCATCCTCCACACCATCCCAATTAGGCATTTCAAACATAGATCTAAATCTAATCAAATTATTCTTTTCCTTATCATAAATCAACTGCTCAGGCATAAAATTCATATAAGAAAATGTACTAGCTCTCAATAAATTCTTCTTTGGATTTGGGTCTGTTCCAATACTCATTTTATATCTCAACTTGGTGGTGGAGTAGTAGTTCCTGTCACAGGAATACTCACACCACCACTCATTACACTAGTTTGACGTATATTTTCTTCTAAAATACGTTTTAATAATTTCCTTGTTTGAGCACCTTCATTTGAAACAGCCAAAACAACACTAGCAAGACCAGGTAAATTCATAGCAGCTTCAAAATTCTTTTTCACATTTATATCAGATTCGGAATCAATAGATGTTTCTATATTTCCACCTAAATCTTTTACCATTGCTTTAGCAACAGATGCCAAAAACATCTTTTGTTTAGCAAGGTCTCTCATTTTAGCAGCATATGTATCTATAGTAAGTATAACAGAATCATTAAGAGTTGTTTCAATTGCTCTCCTAATAATATCAGTACTATCTGTAATACCTAAAGCAAACTGTTCCATCGTAAAATATCCACCACGATATGCAGCGTTAGACTCTCCTTCACCAGCAAGAGGACCAGATTTTATTGGAGAATGTGCTATCATTCCATCTGCTATAAAATCAAGACCATCATCAACAGATTGCCTACCTTCTTCTAATCCTGATGTTAGACCATTTATAAATTGCTCTGCTGTCGTCTTTCCACCCAAAGTATATTTTTCAACATTCGATTCCGTCTTATCAAGAATAAGCTCACTTTGGGCATCTGTTAATAAAGATATAGCTTTTTCAAGAATTTTAACATCATCACTATCAGGAAACCAACTTTCCTTTTCCGCTTTAAGAGCAGCTCTTAATCTGCCCAATTGACCTGCCATCTCTTCCGGTTTACGCTGCCATGCCAACTTATACATTCCAAATTTATCAGCACTTCCACCAGCTATTACCTCAGCTTCAGCTATTGCATTACTAACAGATTTTGGCCCAAAAATAGACTCTGCCATTTTCCACCCAGCATAAGCAGCTAAACCAGCAAGACCTGTAGCACCAGCAGCAGTTGGATGAGATGCAACAGCTTTCAAAAAAGCTATTCCAGCTTGAGTACCAGCTCCGACCATTCCTGGTCCAAAACCAGCCAACATAGCTCCACCTATAACACCTGCCTGACCAGTAGTTCCTGTCATCTCTCCTAATTTATTCCAAGCCCACTTAATTCCATCCCATATTGCCATCCCCAATTTAGGAATATTTTCTTTCAAAAAAGGAATAAAATCTTCATTCCAAAAATCAATCATTGCTGGTTTCATATCATATTTCCAAAATACTTTAATCCTAGGAACAACTTTATTATCCCAAATACCTATAAAATAATCCCATATTTTTGCAGCCTTATTTTTTAAATCATTAAAAATTTTATAAAATGGACCTAAAATTTGTCTAACAGACGAATCATCCATAAATAATAAAGCACCAATACCTCCAGCAGCAATTAATGGAGCAAGAGGACCTGCCATACCCAACATATGCATTATTGGAGCAAGTTCACTTCCAAACTGACTAACTGTATCAAATACTAATCCAATTTTAGATCCAAATTTTGCCGCGTTTTTAGCACCAACCCCTGTATATTCAGCCATAGATGCAAATACACCACTAATACCCATCTGACGAAATTGAGATAATGCATTTACCCATGGTCCCCAAGTTTTATCAGAACCAAGTTCTTTTATTTCTTTTCCTGCTTCACGCATACCAGCAATTTGTTTTCCAACAAGATTTCTTACATTTTGTCTAGCTATACTTCTAACAGTTGTATCAAATGACTCTTTTGCTCTATCATATGTTTCTTGTAAGGTTAACCCGGAACTATATGCATCTTTTCCAAATTTCTTTAATGCACCAGACCCATCAACAGCCATTTTTGCCATTTTATCTAATGCAGCAGTTCCTTGTTTTGTATTAGTCGCCAAATATGATAATCCAGCAGCTCCTTCCCCAAGAGCACCACTTAATCCAGATAAAGCTCTTTGAACTTGTGGAGACACATCAGTTCCAAAACGTGCATAAACATTATTAACCATCTTCATACCAGCAACTACATCACGACTACCAGTTTCAATAATCTTTCTGGCCGAATCAAATCCAATACCAAGTCTCATAAGATACTTAAGCAATGGATTATCCATAAGAGCACGGTCATCACCAATATTTAAAGCTTTTCTAATAGCTACATCCTGTTCAGCAAACATTCTTGCTACAGTATTTGCCTTTGTTATAGCTTCTTCTTGCGTATCTCCCATCTCTCTAAATACACCAGACATTCTAGCTGATGATTGCATTAAACTCATTATCTCGTCAGAAGTTCTTGCCATAGAAGGAGGCAATGTTTTAAAAACTTCCCCTAATTCATCCAACTGAACTTTTGCATTCTTTACAGCACCAGTTCCAGTTCCAGCAGCCTTTCCTATTGCCATAAGGCTGTCAATCATATTAGCGGCCTCTTTTGGTGAAGCTTGCCAACTTGTTGTCATATCACCAAGAATAGCTGTATATTCAGACATAGGAACGTTAGTTGTTTGAACAACTTTTACCCAATCTTTTGTAGACAATCCCAATTCATTCATAGCCTCTGTTGCTCCCTTATTAGCTACATGAATTGACCTCATTGTCTCTGCAACAGCATCAGCCGATGTATTCATACTATAGGCCATACTTGCCGCTTGACTTGCAAACTTCCTCATCTCCTTTCCTGATAAATTCAATGATGCAGCAACTGGTTTAGTAGACTGAAGCATACTCACCATTGTAGCTTCCAAACTATTTGTAAGATTACCAGTCTCTCCAGTTAATGTTCTAACATTTGATGCCATATCAGCAATATTAAATTGCATCACAGAATTTCTTATTTTATCAAAAGATGATTTTATTTTATTTGCAGATTTTGACCCAATATTGCCAAGCTCTTTAAATGTCTTAGATAAAATACCTACTTTATTAGATGCTTTACCGGCATTTTTTTCTGTATCTTCAAAAAAATTCTCTTTCTTGATTTTCTTGATAACACTATCCTGGTCTATTAACATTTTGTTAACATCATCAAGTGCTTTTGCAGCCTTTATAATGCCATCCTTCATCCCAGCATCAACAGCTGCCATCTCCAATGATATACCAAGAAAACTCATTATTTACCTCACGAACTCGAGTTCGTTACCTTCTTCGTCTTGGTCTGCTATAACTTTGCTGATTCTTTTTAACATTCATAGCAGATCTATCTAATGAAGATTTTTTTTCTACAAACCGCTTTCTTCTTGAATATGGCATATTCATAATGGTCAAATAACTCTGTCCTTGTCTTTCCATTAAATAAAACATTTCATCCTCAAGGACATCTATTTGACCGATGGGAAGAAAAAACTTGGCTGACCAACATCCAACTTACCTTCCCATTCATGTCCACACCTCTCACACATAAACTGCACCAACGTATCTATATTATCTTCTTTTTTATCAAAAAGATCTCTCAAAGTAGCTCTATCCCTTATCGGTAAATCCATCAACAAATCAATAGCTTCTTTATACTTATTCTTTCTATCTACTTCAATATCATCAATCGAATCAACACGAGACAATAAATGTAATGTTAAAAGTTCTTTATCTCTTTTTCTTTTACGCTGCTCTGTAAGCCATTCTTCATCTTCTATCCTTATCACATGCCATTTTACTTCTCTTCCACTAGGAAGAACATTAACCATTTCTCTTTCCATCCTATTTGGCATTGGTGAAATTTCAATTTCTGATAAATTTACCGTAACATGCTGACTCACATTACACTCTGGACATGTAACTGTACAATCATAAAAATCACCAAGTGATATTCTACGAAGAGCCAAAAGAATAGCCATTCTATCTTGAGCTATCAGATTACAAGCTATTTTTCTTAATAAAGACTTATCACTAATAGACCCTATTTGCTCTAAACAATTCCCAATTATAACATTCAATCTAGAAACTATTGAACCTTTACTAGCCAACAATTCTTCTTCTGGTCCCTTCATCTCACGTAATACAGCATGCACGTGAAGCTCTCCATCCTCATGAATATATCCTGCTGGCAACTCAATAGTAATACAACCTGGCCCTATATCAAGAACATGACCTTTTGTCTTACCTAATACAATTTTATCATCGATAACCTTTTCATCATTCATCTCATTCATCTGTAACTTCTTTCTCTATTTTAGCAATCCTAAATTTTTCCCTAACTCTTCTCTCCACATAATCTAAAATCAACTCTCTAACAACATCACTAGCACTTCTACCATCCTCCTTACATTGATCAAGAAACCTCTTATATACACCACTTTTTATTTCAACATTCAACCTTGGCATATAACAACCTTCCTAAAACACTACTTGAGTAAATAATACCACTTTTATGCTATTATTATCAACACTTTTGCATTTTTTTATCAAAAAAGTTGACAAACTTTATCATAATGTTAATATTCATATAGATAGTCGATAAGATTTCGACAGAAAGGAACAAACTAATGAAAGCCTCAGAAATTTATATCTATCAAAAAAATGACCCAAATAATACAATTACAGGAATAGTCGACAACAGAGGTTATCTCTATTGTACAGAATGTGCTAAACGACTAGAAAAAGAAGGAACTGCTATTTTTATTATGAATTCACATCTCTCCAAATCAAACACTGAACATTGTGATTCATGCAAAAAACAAATAGCCGTATGGTAAAAAAACAATGAAAAACCTGAATTTACTAATCATTGATGATGATGAACAAATTACTCGTATGCTTTCCAGAGTAATGAAAAATACTTGGAAAAGTATAACAGTCAAACATTCCTGTGATGATGGACTAATAGCTCTTCAAGACGGAAATTTTGACATAATCCTTAGCGATTGGGATTGCCCAAACAAATCAGACGGACTAAAAATAGTTCAACATTCAACAATACCATTCGTAATATATACAGCAAACTATACACTCAAATATGATATGCCCAATATACATATTCTTACTAAACCATGCGATGTCTGTGAAATCTATGATGCTCTCATTACTGAATGGATCAATAAGTGTTTGACATAAAACACAATTATTACCCTTTTACTATCTTTTTATTTCCACTTTCATCATCAACTAAAATAACAACATCTGGAACAAAACAAATAGCTTCTGCAACATTATCACCTTGCTGTGTAGAAACTTGTATTATACATCCTCTTCCGGGAATCTCCATAGCCTTTGTTGACTTCATCCATCCTTCATTTTTGGAACTTGCCTTACAAATTAACTGAAAAGTATCTGGATTACCAAATATCTCAACATCAGAAACTTTCTTCCTCAAATCATCAGAATTCACAACATTTACAGTCTTCTTTTTACACATCTTACACATCCTCTCTGTTTCACGTGAAACATCAATTTTTTTATTATCTCTTAAAATAATTTATTAGAAATCTAACTAGAGCATCTTTCAATCTAGTAATATCCTCAGATGCCTCAACACCATATCTATCCAACATAGCTACACTTCTAGGATTTTTTATCATATTATCTGCTAACTTCTCAGCAGCACCATATGAAATACCCTCCATAATTTCTGAACCACTAGACTCTATAATATCCTTCATAATAACCATTATTAACCCTTAATTGGAGGAATAACACCTGATTTATCATCCGGAAAAAAATAATGTCTTCCTCTTATTGTGCGCCATATTCCACGTTTACCGTTCACAATATGACGTTTTTCTCTTGCTTCTTCAAGCATAGTATGACCATCAATATTCAATATCTCATACACACTAATCTTTCTCTTCTTCTTTTTATTAACTGGAATTTCTTCAATTTTACAAATTCTACCACTACATGGACACCACGGTAATTTTAACATTCCAATAGGTTTTATCACACCAGCAATATTACCAGAAGATATTGTCATTCTTTTTCCCTTTTATCTTCTTCAATTTCTTTCAAAAAATCGCCACCAAATTCTTCTAATATTTTAGCCTTAACACCTTTTATCTTTTTCATATATAATTTATTAAATTCCATCTCTTTTTTGCTATCCATTCTGTCTATTTCTTTTTCCATCTCATTATCAATATCAGATAATTTTCCTTGAAATTTAGAAAGAGCACTGCCTTTCATTCGCTTTACTATCGACAATGACAACGCAACCAAAGCTTTTACCGAAACAAAATTAGACATATAGTCTTCAATCTTCCAAGCCTCATCAATCTTTTCATCATCATTACCTAACTCAGATGATTCACTCATTACATCAGCATCAACCCTATTAACCAGTAACTCATCTATACTATCAGAATATATCTTTAATTTTCCCATTTTACTCTCCTACTCTCCAATAGAACGAAGTACAATCTTCGCACCATTTTTTGTTTTCACAACATCAACGAACTCGAGTTCGTCCATATTTGAAAGTCCTTTTGCTATCTGATTACTAATAGATAAAGCATGTCTACCTTCGATAAGCATTCTTAATGTTTCTACACCATTTTTATATACAACTTCAAAAATATATTTATCAACATCACGTCCTTTAATGGAACGTTCTCCCAAGGATTTTAATGCCCTAAAAAGACGTTTACCTTTGTAAGATAATACATGTTCCTCTTTAACCGGCTTATCAATAATAAAATCAGATAATCTATTCCTCATTTTACCAATTCCTTATCCCATTACCATTCCAACTCTGACTGCTTTGTCACGAGCAGATGTTTTCTTTATTTTTCTAAACATACGATTCATTGACAAAACCTTAACCGTCCCATCTGCTGTAACAGAAAACCATTTTGAAATGTCTCTTATTTTTGAATACAAATCAACTATTACATTATCTTTATCAAATAATCTATTATCGTATCTATACCAAAAACCAAATGCATTTCTTGTCCATTCTGATCTTATAAGAATTGGTATATTTTCATCTTCTGAAACATAGATATAAATCCTTATTTCACCAACATTTTCACCTTTTTTATTATATAACGGAGACAACATAACCATTACATGACCACCAGGAAAAGATCTTGGAACAGGAGAAATAAAAGCTCTCTTTGTGAATCTTTTATTGAACCCTTCACGTAAAACATTCATTAGTTTTACAGCAAGTTCTCTTCTCGTCATTGTTGAAGTATATTGAAATTCCATTATCTATAAATTATCATACAGGATCTAACAATGTAAATTCTGTTATAGCTTCTGGCTGAACCTCTAATTCAGCCAAACTAACTTCACCACTTTTGCCATCAAAATCTGATCCAGCTTTATACCGTATTGGAATAGAATTCCAAAGAAGCCATGCTTTACCAGGAAGAAAAATTCCAGCAGTCATCGGAAATTGAAATCCTTCAGCCACATTTGGAAAAGGACTATCAGATAATCTAATATTCGTAAAATGAAGCAATAACAAATGTCTATTTGTAACCTCTAGACCAGTTATTGCCCTATACATCCATTCCCACATAGTATCATCAAAACCACGAACACCTCTTGTTAATACTATTGGATCAACTTGTCCTCCAGAATAAGCATATTTCCGAAACATAGAATTGATCTGTTTTATATTATCAACTTCAGCAGTATATTGTGGTGCTGTAATACTCGAAAAACCTAAAAAGGGTGTCCCTAAAACCCAAAAAGGAGGCGACAAACTTGGAACTACATCGAATAGCCAAAATTTATGAGTTTGCATAAAATCCAATAAACGATTTCTTGCCATTTATGCACCTTCATAAAAATATTAAGAATATTTTACTTCAAATTTTTCCACTGCAAGATCTACTTCACCTAAAGAAACATCTCCAGCCGTAGAATCCAAATCTCCATTTGGTTTAGCACGAATAGCAAAACATTCTCCACACTCAATCCTACGAATATCATCACCAACTGTAGCTGATGTAGCTAAATCCATCTCAGATCTCTGATAATGATATATTATTACATCTGCTCGATATTCCGCACCTTCAACAGATGCCATTACCATATCATAAAATGTAGTATCACGCTTTGTAATACCTCTCATCATAGTCAATTCTGATACAGTAGGTGGACCAGGAAATTTTTCTGTCCATTTAAAAATACCTTCTCTATATTCAGCTGCTTCCACCGAAATTTCTGGAATTGTAACCGATTGAAAACCAGCTTGACCATTTGTATCATGACCATCACGATCAGATTGAACTGATGGTTGAAGTGGATCGCCCTCCCCATTATTTGCCACAACATGATATCTAAAACCTTGCATGAAATCTGTATTTGCTGCTCGCATTTCATTAACTCCTTATGGCCTATCCATACCAGGAGGCCGACTTTCCCTGCCTATCGATGGTGCAAAATCAAATACACTTGCTCCCCATCCATTATCAAGAATAAACATTATTCTTCCAGCATCAGTTAATGTACCTGTGCCAACTACTTTAAATTTACATCCTGGAGCAACAAGTAAACCAGGTTCTATCCATTCATTAAAACCATTCCCTGTTGTAACAGTTGCACTACCAGCACATACAGCATTCGAATCCCTATCAACAACATAAAAAATAACCGCAGTAATACCAGGTGCACTAATCAAAACATCTTTTACTCTGAAACCATTTATTGCAACAGATTCTTCAATATCTATCAATCCACCATCTGCCAAATTACAATATCTTCTATAACGCCCTCTCTTTATAGTCTCATTAGAATCACAATCACCCACTAATGTTACAACACCATCAACATCACAAGTAGCACCAGACGGTGCCCCTGTAATAGTCAAACCATCAGTTGGTACAACTCCACTTATCAATACAATAGTCATACTTCCCGTAGTACCATTATCTACTAAATCTGCTAAAAGACCCGTTCCACCAGTCCAAGATAATGCGTCACCAACTACAAATGGTCCACTAGCTTCATTATCATAATCAAATGAATATTCTACATTGACTGGAGCAACACCTGATAAAGAAGCTCCAGTCAAAAACTCATGAATGAGCACATTTGGAATTACCTTTATTAGAGCCATTTTAAACCCCTATTAACTAGTGAGTGCCTTTTGCTGAAATCTGAACACTATGAATTCCGCTGGCTTATTAGGTGCAATCCCTACATCACAAAACACGATACCTTGGTCCACTGTATTCTGAGGATTATTTGACCGGTCACAAATCACAAAGAATGACTCATCTGGACTATTTCCAGCAAAATATCCTGATTGGTGCAAACCTAACAAGAAAGAAACGACCTGAGTTCTTATTGCACTCCATAATGAAGAACCATTGTTTTTAAATACATGCAAATGAGTACTATTAAACACTGATTTTTCAACAAACATGAAAAGCCTACGCATCTGAATATATGGCCATTCACCTCCAGAAATATCTAATGTTCTAGCACCCCATACAACACGTCCAGTATTAGCCCATGCTACTAAAGCATTTATCTTTTCTGGATATATAATACCAACCTGTGTATCAGTCAACTCAACTTCAAGACCAGTTGACCAATTCAAAACACCTTTTTCGGTACCAGCAGGAGCTTCACCAACATTTCTTATAGTATCAGTCCTTGCGTAAACCCCAGCTACATGTCCACCAACAGGAATATCCTGATTTACTCCACTCACAGGGTCCTTAATCTTGATATGCGGATAATACAAAGCAGCATATGAAGTATATTTATTAAGTTGAAATTTCTTCCAATTAACAGCCTCTTGATAACTAAGACCATGAGGAACCGTCAAAATAACAAATTTATCCTTCACCAATTCAGCATATGTAATAAGTGCATCAGCAACATTTGTATCTGTCTGAAAATCAGCAGCTACAAGTTGCATCAAGGCATTTACTTTTCCAAAAGCATATATGCCTTCCTGGTCAACTGCCAAATCTGCACCTACAACATCATCACTAGAAACAGAAGAACCATCAGACCCTCCTGTTAATACCGTTGCTATCTCATCATCTGGATTTGTATAATAATCTGCTGTTTCAGAATATACTCCTGCTGGACCTGCAACTGGATTACCCTCAATTTTCCATGTTAAATCAACAACACCAGTTGTATAATTAACAGTATTTACACCAGAAACAAGATTAAGCGAAAACTTAGCAGGATACCCAGTTGCTTGGGTATCTGACATTACCATATTCCCATCCGCATCATCCTCCAATGCAATTGGAACTGCATATATACAACCAAATTTAATTTCGCTACCAACAGCAACTGTGTCACTTGCCCATGCTGTAACACTCTGTATCGTAATAAGATCATCAGTTGTAGGACTTATACCTGTAATCTGACCAGTTGTATAATCAATTGTTGCCAACGATCCACCAGAACCATCCCATAAATTACCAGATCCATCATCTATAACATGAACAGTTGTAGGTCCAGTAAGAGTCAATTCCATCACAACTGAACCAGGAACAATCTGAACAGGATTTGATGTATTACCAGGTGATATTACAGATTCTTGACCACTTGCTTGAGCAGTTCCTGTTCCTATCTTTGTTGATGCCTCAATAACAGCATACAAATCACCTGTTAACCATGTTACAGCCCCACCTGTTAATACACCTGTTATTGTCGTTGCATCATTTGCAGTTATTACTGCAGATGCTCCCTTTGATATATTTACAACAATCTTACCAGCTAAATTATCTGCTGCCCCACCACCAGTAAAATTTGCTCCAGAATCTGTAAGAACTACATTATCCGCTGTGGCTGCACCAGTAAAAGATACTAAGCCATCAGCCATCTGAAAATCCATATTCAAAGTCTTCTGAAATGGAGCATTTGCCAATGTATATTCCCAAGCCTTTGTTGTTCCGTCATATGCAACAGGAGGAGTAGAAGTGCTGCCTTGTGGTAATTGAGTATCAGAAATATCCTCAGACGTAATTTGTGTTCCTGCAAGCGCTGCAGGATTCATTCCGTTTCCATAATCAACTACTTCGATATAATCAGACCCAGCACCATCAGCATTTATTACTGTAGCAACAAAATTTGGATCCTCTGAATCATCAAATACAAGATCTGCCCATGTCTCAACAATTGACCATGAACGATTTGTTGCATCATAATTTACATCTTCTTCAACGATTACTGTAAATCTTGTCCACCTAGCTTCAGCCTGAACAAGATAATCATCACTTCCTGGAATTATCCTTACTCTAAAATAATTCCCAGCCAATCCTGGCCATGCCATTCTAAACCTGAATATCGTATAATTATATTCAGCTACAATATAATCAGTACTTCCTGTAAATTGACCAGGTGTAGTCAATTCTACATGAATCTCCCCTGTTTCCATATCAACAGAACCAGTACCACCATCAGCTGAAACACCCGATGCTGTTGTATCTAACGTTAACACACCACTAGCATCAGCAACAAATACGTTTTGATTTGCTGGTGTACCAGAATTTGTAAAAGTCAATGTCAATGTAGCAGGAACAACCGGAGAATGATCTAATTCCAAATCATAAATCCCTGTTCCTTCAGCAGTATTTGATACATTTTCACTTGATACTGTTGCAGCAAAATCCCAATAAGCTGTTGCAGCATCACTAGCCACAACCCTAACAAAATACAAAACTTGTCCACCATTAGAGAAAAAAGCAAACGCTTCATGAGCAGATAAACCCTTCTCTGTAAAACTTCCAAATCTGTTCGAAAATTCCTGAAAACTTGTCGATATAATTGGTTCATTAACTGGACCTTTGGTAGAAAAACCAATAAGACCCAAATTAGATGTTGAAACACCAGTAATCGGACCAGGACCACTAGGAACCTCTTGAATATAGACCCCAGGATATGTGTAATCAGTCATTTTTTACTCCATGTTGCCAAGCCGACCTAACGGCGTTTCTTCTTTTTTTCTTCTTTTTTTATTTCAATATTCGGCAACGCTTCACCCTGGTCAACATCTAAAAAATCACCTATATCAACTTTCTTCTCTTCACTCATTTCATCCAATGAAATATTCTCCATTTCACCTTCAGTTAATTCAACTTTAACTTTCGATACTGGAGGAACATCCATAGCTATTGTAACACCTTTTTCAGCAATAAGCCTTGCCATTTTTGATTTCTTAATAACATCTTTAAATGTTTTATCAGAAATATTCTTTTTATCTACATTTAAATCTTTTGGTCTACTCGTCCTACGAAAAAAACCTCTTCTACAAAGCGATTTAAATTCAATCGTAGATTCATCTATAATTTCAACCTTTGTATTAGGTCTAACAGAAACAGATCGTCCTTTCTCAACCATAACGGGCCTAACAACTCTTCCTGAATAATAATACCAAGACATATCAATTCTCCATTTCAACGCCCATTTGAACGCTAGAATAAGGATCTGTCATAGCTGGAGAACAAATCCCATCAAATGTGTCAATTTCACCACGCACAGTAAAAGACAACGTCCAAGCAGCAATTCTGTCAGCAATATCAGCCAATTCTGATGCGTTAGAATATGACATATCTCCTGCATCATATTCTCTCACATCTCCCAAACTGTCAACAACTTTAAAATTAAAGTATGGCGGTCTCATCTTTTTCATTACATGAGATACCATTCTATTTAATTCTTGTTTCCTTCGTGCATAAATCATAAGGTCAAAACCTATATCATATGGGTCTGGCCTAATCTGCTCTTCATATTTATTATAACCTATTATGATACCATTATCTCCATATATTGGAATCGCATCCTTAGAAGGAGCACGCCCAACAGTACCAGCATATGGTTGCCTATTAAAAGCATCATTCATACTGTTAGATTTAAACACAAAACATGGAAGAATATAATCTTGATAGGCATCTTCAGGAGAATCAAAAAAAGCAGGAACCTTGTTTTGAAACCTATCTATATCTGTATTTACACCATCAACATCAACTACATATTGCGCTCTAAAATCACCGTCAATAGAATAATATACAATTTCAGCACCAATGGTAAGCATACACCCCAAATCAAAATCCCTAACATCCAAAGTGCCTATTACTGTCATTTAATCCTCTTGCGAACTCGAGTTCGCCAAAAAATTAATCAGATGGCTCTTTAACAGGCTCATTATTCTTATCTTTATCTTCATCACTGGATGATTGTACAATATTAGATTCATCATCACAACCATCACAATCTATTTCTATCACATCATTCTCTGCAGCTTTATTTATAAAATCATATGCTCTTTCTACTTCATCTCTACTTCTATCCAAAGCTCTACCCATCAAATCATTCTCTACTCCCATCAAAGTAATATTCAAATCATCTAACCTACTAACCTTACTACTATTCTTATCAACATTATTAGGATTTATATCAACCGATTTTGTCATCTTTCACCTCTCAACTCTTATTTCAAAAAAGGAGCTAGTTCTTTTGCAAAACCCTCTCCTGATTTAACTACAGACGAATTAATTCTATCAGCTTTTAATGATAAATTAAATATATTTTTATCACCAGTCTGTATATATTCTACAACCTTTTCCATGCACTTCATAGCATATTTTTTTGTTTCCTTAAAAGCTGGCCTCCAATGCGCTCTTCCTTTTTCACCATCAAACCCAAATTCCTTTCTAAGTACATTATATCCCAAATCTTCATGAACTTTAAGCCCTATTCCATTTGTTGTTTCACCAATATCAACATTTGGAATTCCTGACCGTAAAAAATCCAATTCAATCTTACCTCTATTCTTAAATATTCTCTCTTGTAATGCTAAAATTTCATCTTTTCTTGCCAATCTCGAAACAATTCTAGCATGTGTCGAATTAACTTCAATAGGAACCATATTTGATGGCCAAGGACCATATCTATTTAATACAGATATCCATTCAGGTGAACCATTATGTGAATTAAAATATAATACTGTTTTTGTAGCATATTCTTCTGTTACTTCTGCATTTTCACCATCTAAATAAATAGCAATTACATCATTTTCTTCTTCACTATCTACTATCCCTATTCTCAAATCTTCTGCATATAATTTATCTTTTCCGTCAATACTAATTGATACATTCGCCTTTTTAACTTCCTCTACTAAAAAATTTGCTACATCTAGTAAAAAAAAGAAACGAGATTCCTTTAATCTTTTAGGCCATTCATTCTCAATTTCTTTCATTAATTTTATTGTCTTACTACTTAATGAAAACTGACACAACGTAGATGGCCCATTAGTACATTTATATTTTCTTATTCGTCTCAAAACTAACCAAACAAATCCGTTACTTGGAATGTTGCTGTATTACCCCTACCAGTCCAACCAGGCATCTCAACATATGCTTGAATTCTATATGGACCTGCCTGGTCAAAATCACCAACCTGAACAACATATTTAATACTTGTTGTTCCATAAATAGAACCAACCCATATTTCAACTGTCCTATCTGGCTTTTCAACAATCAAATTTGTAACTGTAGCTCCAGCTTCAACTAAATCAACACAAGTATCTACAATTATCTCAGTACCTATATCTCCTATATAATATTTACCATCAAGATCACAATTAGAACAAACTGTAGCCATTATGTGCACTCCTCTAAATGAAATGCTGATGTCAAAATCAATCCTGGAGATATCATAGAAACCTCCTCTATCACCAATCCTATATTTGATACAATATTGACAGATATGTTAAGATTAGATGTTAAATCTACTTCTTTAGTAATTTTTGATACTAAACACAATCTTTCTTCTGACATTGTGATACTAATCCCAATCTAGTAGTAACTTTTGATACTAATCTTAAAATTTCTCTATAAATTTTTACTATTGCACCAGTAAACCCATAACCTCGAGTAATCAATAATTGCGTTGGACCTAATCCTCTTGTAACAATCCTATTCATATATTAGATCTTTTCTCTAAATATCCATAAACAATATCATGCATTATTTCTGTTAATTCATCAGCAACTTTTCTAAATTCCTTCCTTTTTTTTTCTAATTCTTTATTATTAATTCCAGCTCTCAAAATAGACTTTGAAAAATGAAAAATAACAGTATCAAGTTCAGAAGTATCACTTAATTGTTTAAAAATTTTATTCCATGATATTTTTAATTTTGAATCAATATTTGTTTTTTCTATCAATTCTCTCATATCTTTTGGCATATCAATTCTCCTTTAACTCACGAACTCGAGTTCGTTTCTGTTTCTATTGGCGAAATTGGCGGATTAGGAACAATAATTTTATCATCATAAAACATTTTAGTAGTAATAATAGTAGCTAATACAATACCTACTACAAAAACAAGAATCATCCAAGGTAACATTTTTATCAACAAAAGCTTAACAGGTATTTGATTAAGCATCGCATCATCAACAGCTTTCTTCATCCTCAATGCATGAATATCTAAAACTCCACTATCTTCATTTGTTTTAGACAAAATCATATCTTTAAAAGCTATAAGACGATTCAACTGTTTCTTTATTCCACTAATATCATCTGATGCATTACACAAATCCTGTTTTCTCTCAACACTTCTTATTCTAACATCATGATCTTTTATCGTTTTCTTATTATCATCAACCTTCTCTCCTTGTGCTTCTAGAAAAGTCTGTGTCTCTATAGCAATTCTCTCTAATGACTGAAGAGTAATAGTTTGACGTTTAGTAACTTCTGATAAATCCTCATATAGAGTTCCTAAATATCGGATATCATATTCATCACTCTTTTTCGACATCTTTTTGTTCTCTCCAAGATGACGTTTCACTAACTAAATTACTTAAAATTTCACAAATCTGACTCTGTTGCTCATTCATTTCTTTAATTAAAACAACCATATTATTTTGGCTATCAGTAATTTGCTTTTGAATATCAAAAAAATTAGTAGGTACCATCCAGGCATAAGAGCCATCAGAATTCCTAACATCATGCATCTTATATATTTTATAAACAATTACTAAAGTAGAAATACTAACAACCGTTAAAATAAATACAGATATAATCAAAATTACTGGGTCAACAAAAATTACAGTTTCAAAATTTTTAGTCATGATATTCTCCTGATTTTTAAATATATTACAAACATATACAAAATACTACATATACAAATATACTACAATTTCAAAATTACCATGTCCAAAAACTATGTTACACGCTTTCTATAATATACTGATTCCATTGATGGATTTCCATTTTCATCAAATAAATCAAATCTTACTACCTCTGTAACACCGTCTGTTTCAAAAAAAATCATCTGATTATTTATTATTCGCCAATCACCCTCCTCTATATTTAAAACTTTTGTTAAATATTCACCAAGAGGTGTATCATTCCAAACACCTTCCGGAATACTCTCATCAAGACCCGTCATCAACTTATCATGTTCATCCTGAGTAAGTGCCGTACCTCCTGTTTGTACTATCGTCGAAGAAACAGCTTGAAGAACCATAACCTGAACATTAGGAGTATATGCAATAGGATCACCATCTAATCCACCAGTAAGATTTCCACCCTTAACTACAGCAACATAAGCACCATCCCAAAATCTTAATTGCCATGGAGAATATAAAGTCAATGTTATACCAGTAGTAATATCTTCATCCAATAAATCTTTCCCAGTAGCAAAACATATTTCATCATAATTCATACCAACAGGAGACTGCATAATATCACTAAGAAAATCATATAAATCCTGGACAATAACCTCAACTTGAGGAGCCAAAATATGAATCAAATGATTATGCCAGTCTACATAATAAGACATTATTTTTTGCTTACCTTGCCATTATCTTTTATCTTTCCAGTTAAAGAATTACTTCCAGTCAAACTTTTTAATATATCCTCACTAGCTTCTATTAATAAATCATATGATTCAATTAAATTTTCAAATCGCTCTTTATTAACTTCAATTTTATCCATTATATCATCTCTATTATCCTTATCTATTTCTCCATCATAATAAATCTGGTCAATATATTCATACTGTACAGAACACGCTTCACGCATTTCAATATATTTCAAACGTTCTTTTTTAAGAGATCTAACCTCTTCTATACTTTGTTCAATAGTATCAGTTTTATCAATATTAGAAGCTCTTAATTTTTTTCTAATATTCTCATCCTTATCTTTATTTTTTATTTTTATTCTCATAACTATACTATAGATGTCAATCTTTTCATTGCATTACTATATATCGTCATTTTCCTTCTGTTCTCACACATCAAATCATCAACTTTTCGTTCTTCAACCGGAATCATTTCAAGTTGAGATTTCAATGCAGTTTTGTCATATTCACTACCATTCAAAAGACGATTTAAATTATCTCTTCGTCTAGATAAATGATGTTTTACCTTTTCCAACTCTAAAAAATCATTTTCTAGACATGACAAAACAGATGCAACTCTTTTTATCTCTACAATATTTATATTTTTATCCATTATAAACCGTATCAGGATTCCTAACAGCAACAGTTTCACCACCAGTAGCAGGAATCGTTACCTCTGATGTAAATGGCTCAATTTTAACTGATGCACCAGATGTATTTCTAACTCTTGTTCTTCCATAAATAGGAGAAACAAAAACCATCGAAGCACTTACTGTTGTACCAGATGTAACAAACGTTAAAATAATAGGAACAAATATATAATCACTAGATGTAACCGTTATAGGAACAGCATTAACCTCAAATGAATCTCCAGTAGTCTGTCCAACTATTGGATAATTTGGGTCAAGTTGAACTTCATCATTACTTGTAACCTCTGATATATAAGATACTTCGTCTCTAGTAACATTATAAATCAAGTCTCCAACTTCAGAAGATGAAAATGCACCAACAGCAACAATCGTTGTTGAATTGGTCCCTGCTTCTGCTGTATCAGCAAAATTTGCCAAAATAAATTGCGAACCAGACCAAGAAGAATATCTTAATATATATTCAGCATTATTTTCACTAGCATCAATAAGAACCAATCTTCCTCCAGCTGTTTTCCCTGGAGTATCAACGGTTACAGACCCACTCACATCTAATGTACTATCACCAGGTGTTTCCCCTCCAGCAGCGGAATACTCTGTTTTGTTTATATTTCCACCTTGAGATAACAACCTGTAAACTCCAACCCAATCATATGGTGCAACATTCGAAACAGTCATAGATGTAGAAGTTGGCCTTGATCTAGTTACTCCATTTGAATCTTTTAGCTGAAAATAATTCTCTTCTGAACTTTTATAATCAGAAATTAAAACCCCAACAGACCCAAAGAAAATACCACCAGCTAATGTTCCAAACGGACATTCAGAAATAGGAGTAATTGTTGAAACAGTAGTTCCACTTGCTGGTATATAATTACCTACATCAACCTGAATTTGCTCTCCATCTATAAAAGTACCCCTTGTATTTCTAAGAAGTATAACCTTATTAGTTGTATCATGAGATAGAACTAAACCAATAGCACCAGAAGTAACTCCAGTTACTGAATCCCCTTCGTCTACAGTACCTGTAACTGTTCCAGTATAATTTACTCTATATGTGACACCAATATACTCTTGACCATCAAGATCATCCAAATTATATGTGGAACCTCTTCTGCATACATATTTCATATACTCATAAAATTGAGCTAAACTTGCTTGATTTAAATCCCATGTTATACTATATGGCTCATCTGAACCATCATCATCAATATCGGCTGTAACCGCAGTAAAAGCAACTGTTGGTAAAACATTTCCATCAAACCAAGTGGTTAATGCTGGACCTTGATTAGCAACAGATCCAGACCCAGTTGCTGCACCAGTATCATCCTCATTTGTAATTGCTTCAGACCCATTAAAGGCTATAAATGGGTCTCCTACATAATAAAAATGCAACGTTGGGGTAGGATTAGTACCTGAAACAAGAGTTATTATACCTCTTGCACCTGATGTATCTCCTGAAATTTCATCTCCAATATTCCAATTACCAGACCCTCCAGAAAGAGTAATACTTGCATATCCAGTAGAATTATTAGAATCTGTGCTAGAAGACAATGGAGCAGAAACATTACCTCCTGAAGTTGTATTCATTCTAATTTCAACAAATGAATATCCACTTGTGTAACATCTAGCATAAACCGTCAAATAACCACTATCTATAACTGGAAAATTATCTGTAGTATAATCTGTTATGGGAATAGCTCTATCCAAATGACCATCTTCCCACCAATCTTGATTTGTCTGATCAAAAGATGTAACACGCTCACCATTTTGATAAAGGTAAATATGAGTATCAGATAAAATTCCACCCTGCGTATATACATTTCCCCAAATCATCTCTCCTGTAACAGAAACCGCCGATTGAGTTGCTGTATGTGCATTACAAGTCAAAGTTCCACTACTACTGTCAAAATTATTCGCAGCAGCGCTAGAATCAGGTCTTACAAACAAATAATCTGTTGTACCACCTGGAACAACAACATCTAATAATATACCAGCATCTCCATCTGTATGAGTTATTGCATTTCCAACATCACCTAATACTATATTATTACTAGCATTTGTAACAGGAACAACAACTATACCAGTATTACTATCAACTATTCTTTTCCATCCTGATGTCTTTAAAGCACATCCAGTAAAATTCTCATAATCACCTATTATATGCTGCATAGTTCTCAAATCTATAAACCATGGCTCAGCATCTGCAGCATCAATTTTACCAATTGTATATTCACCAGGTGTTTCAGCTGAAAAAATAACCCCATCATCCATTTGAGGAGCAGAAGAAAATAAATCCTGCATCGCAGAATAAATATCAATCATCTTCTGTGTATCTGCTTTAGTACTACCACCACTCCATGTAATCTGTTTTCTTCTATTTTCAGACAAATAATAAATTGTTAAATCACCTGACAAAATTGTATTACTCATATATGTCTCCTAATTCAGGACAAGACTTTCTTGAATTGTCACTTTTAAATCAAAACCAGTAGACCTAATTGTACCAGTAGTACTAAATGGCTTATATCTAGGGTCATCTATATCTTCTGATTTTCTGCATCTAATTATTATCGCAATATCTGATGAATACACAAATTCTTCGGTTGCAACACCTAATACATTGGTATCTTTATTCATTAACTGCTGACCATTATCCTGTCTAAAAATAGCAGTTTGTACACCACTTATTGGGTCTTGATTCTTATCAACAACCGTTATTGTCAAATCAACTACTGTCTGGTCAATAGAATATAAATTAGCTTCTTGTACGGCAATACTAGTAGTAGTTTCTGTGATAAACAGAAACATATCCGTTACGTCATTCGTAGCAGTAAATCTATATTTCAATTTTATTCCGCTTGAAATGCCGCTTATTCCGGTCCAATTGCCTACTGTTCTTGCATTCAACCAACTTCCACTCCAACCGCTTCCTGTGTCGTATTGAAATTCTACTGTAACGTCCGTCCATTCATCTGTTCCCCAAGAAATAGCTCCTGAACCTAACATGGATGTTATATTACCGGTAAACGAAATATGGCCTTTTGAAAAATAACTTTGTTCTACTTCTATCACATCTCCATTGGACATATTCAAAGAACCATCACCATTGAATTCGGGATTACCACTAACTATAGTTATATAATTATTATCATCAGAAGGTGGTATTAATGCACAAACAATAAATCCCGATGTATCAGATTTAAATCCATCGTGAATTTGTACACCAATATCGCCAGGATAAGATGCGTTTATGCCGCCTGGCGCTCCAATGCTTCCAGAACCCGCATGTAAACCTTTTACAACCGTATCCACCCCAGCAATATCGAATGTTTGGTCATAATCGTAACTACAATTACCAATCAAAGTTCCTATTGCTGTTGTTGGAAGAGGGGCTGAAAAATTATAATTAGAATTTTCAGCCCATATCCTAGATATATCTATGTCAACACAACTTCCTACAAGAGTAAATAATTCCCGACTTTTATTATTCATATCATCAGGAGAGTCTATTCTTCCTAAACACCTAAATTTTATTCTATTACAATCGGTGAAATAAAATACTCTATAACCTGCTGGTCCCAATGTTTTCCAACCACACAAATATACGTCTTTAGCGTTTTCCATTGCGATTGCGTTAGTTGTTAAAGTGGGATTTTGGTAATCTTGGGAAGACGCAGCAATAATATTTGTTACCGTGGCATCATTCGTATCTCTAAGAACTAAAACCTTAGCATTAGAATGTATATCTGCAGATATTCCAACGCAATTATCTATAGTAAAATTTTCACACCTTCCAGCGTAATAACAAAATAAATACGTATTCGCTCCATAAGCATTTCCGCCCAATACGGAAATACAATTCTTTATTAATATATTAGATGAAGTATTTGCTCCAAGGTACATCCAATAAGCATATGCTTGTACAGCTAAACAATCTATTATATCAGCACCATTACCGCAATCAACAACGCCTATTGCGGAATTTGAATTTGACGCCAATGCAAACGGATCATTTATTACAACACAATTATTATATATGGATTTTTGTAAACACGCAGCAGAACCTAAAGATACAGATGCCCCAACATAATCAGCATAGTAATAATAAGCACCAGAAGTACCAAAAAAAGAACTGCCAATATTACAAATACTCAATTCAACCTTTCCAGCTCCTGACATGATTATTTCATATCTGTTATTTTCGAAATTACTCCCATCTTGATAAGTATTTCCACTTGTATAATTTGCAATATCTGATGTAGAAAAATGTACGTTTGGTACCTTTACATCACATCCACTGGGAGGAACAAATCCACCCCCAACACTAGAACCCATCGTTAATGTATTAGATTGAAAAGTATGTTCGAAAACAAACCCTCCCAAATGATGATTAAATGTACTTATATAACTTGTACTATTCGCAATAACATTAGCAAATTCTTGATATACTCCTGACTCTTTTATATCACCACTTGCATTTGCAACTTGAGCAGTCCACGAAACTTGATAATCTGGACCTTCATTATCAACTATTTTTCTTATCTCTATTCCATCATTATCAGCAAGGCTTCCTGTTAAAAATTTTACCACAACATAAGTAGATTGTACCTCTACAATCCTTCCCATAACTAAATCATCAGAAGTCTTGTAAAGCCAATCTCCTATTTCTGGTGTCTCTCCTGAATCATTATCAAAATCTATTCTTCTTCCAGTTTCAACCCATATAGCAGGTATTAAATCCTCAAGACTACCTCCCCAATATGAAGCAAGATTAAAAGTCTGACTGTCTGTACCATTTGTAGTACCTATTGAATACCAATCTCCATCAACTCTCAATTTGCCTTTAAAATAAAGATAAATTGCTTCTTGATATTCTCCACAAAAATTTATTAAATTACCACTAGAAATATTCTTACCATCTAAAAATAACTCGCCACTATCACCTATAACTCTACCCATTAATATACTAGGTGTTTGAGTACACGTTACAATAGCATTATTACTAATCGTAAGATTATCGCCATTAGTCATAGGACCAGCAGCAATTGCTGCTTCAAGTGTCATATCTGTTGTAGCATTATAGTTGGCCATATCTAAATACTATCAATTTTATTAACAACAATCTCTTTTGCAATTACTTTATTACCAGAAAGCATTTTCTTCATTTTATCAAAACATGTTTCATTATTTGGACCAACATTTTTACAAAACCCAAGCAATCTATCACCTATTTTAATAGAACCATCTGCATCTTTCCCACATATAAAACAATATTCCGACAATTTATTTTCATATGGCCCTTTGTATTCAGGAAATCCACGACCAACCATTGGACCACCACATCTATCATGACCACACATTAAAATATGTTCTTTCCCCTTTGAATTATGCCAATGTTCACAAGAAGAACAAACAAAACACAACCCAGTTGACAACTCAACATCAATCATTTCTTTTGTTATCATAAATCAACTTTTCTATCAGGAGTAAATTGAGTTCTCTTTTTTAACTCAAATTTATATCCAACATAAATAGGTGTTCCCAATATATATCCAGACCCACCAACTTTAACAACATCCCACCATTCATTAAAACAATAAACAACATCATCTTCTTTTGGTACCCTACCACTCAAACAAATCAACCCAGATTCTAAAATTTCACAAATCCAATGATTAACAGCAATAGACATTACTGCATCATATTCCACAATCTTACCCTCTGGTCTAACCATTGGACTTCTATTTTCAGCTTCTTCATATTGAAAAGAACATGGAATAATAATAGCAGAATCACCTTGTGCTATATCTGGACAAAAATTCCACGCAAGATCGTGAGTTTGAGATGTACCAATAGGTGATTTTGGATTCGTTCCACCATAAAGAGGATCATTATCCGGTTCACCATAAAGAGGATCTACATTCTTTCCTCTATTCAAAGAATAATATTCACAAGATGTACCAGAAGAAGCAATCCTTTCTGCTTCCTGTGCCTTAAAATAATCCTCATCTTGAGAACCCCAGTACCCCTTGCCTATACATCCCATTCATTTCTCCAAATCACATATTATTATATTTAGCTCTCATCTCCATTATAAAAGAAAGATCAGCAATATTTATACCTTCTTTTGTTATCTTCTTTCCCTTCATTATTCTAGAAAGTCTTTTACCAATTCTACCTTCAATAACGGTATCATTATTCTCAACACTTTCAATTTCTGTACCATCCCAACATCTAACATCTTTGTTTTGTTTACGTGCGGCACGCCCACATGGATGCTTCGTTGACCCATATTTTACAAGCAATCCTCCATCCTTATTTTTACCCTTACCTGTAAATTTCAGTTTCCTTTTCCCAATAGCCCAAGACCCACCACCTTTTGATGCATGACTTTCTGCACCAGAAAACTTACCATCATCTCTATCATGAAAAGGATTACCCATTCCTTTTTTGCGCTTTGGCGCTCCAGATGTTCTTGTACCTGATGCTTCCAACAAATCAGTAAGACCTTCTATAACATCTTCAAAAGCTTTCAATTCATCTTCTGTCTCAACATATAAACGATCTTCATATGCTAACAATGCTGCTTGAATCAGTTCTGGTTTCATAGTAATAACATTAGAATTAAAAGAAACAGTATGTTCCTCATTAACATTCCTCAAAACTATTTCACCAACATCTAAAAATTTTGATTCAACAAAAAAAGAATACATATCCACAGCATCTTCTTCATCTTCAAAAACAAAAACCAACTCATCATTATCATTATCTGAAACCAAAGAAGGAACTTCTTCCTTTTTAGAAGATTCTATCTTATATCCAACAACTTCCTCATCTAATTCACGCCTTTGTTTGTTTTGAAGCCCTATTCCAGTAAGTTTTTTTTCATCTTCACTAAGAACTTGTTCTGTCAAAATGCGAAACTTTGCGATGTCTTCCATTTTAAAATTCTCCCTCTTGCGAACTCGAGTTCGCCAAAAATTAGTTCTATCAATCGGTCATTATCCCAACTGGATGTTGCATCAACCGCATCTTCTCTTCAAGTCGCATTTCCATAGCTTCAGCATTTGCATACATCGTTTCACCATCCATTGTATATGTACCTGTTGCAGATGGCTTATCAGAATATTTCATTCTAATCGTAGCCAAAGTTTTCATTGCTCTCATTAAAGCATATTCCTTAAATAGATGCCACTCATATGTACTTAAATAATTATAATCAAAACATCTTGAAAGATAAACAACTTTTATCTTCCTAGTATTACTATTCTCTGGAGATATTACCAATATACGCCTAGACTTATCCCATTGCCAATCTCGGTCAGCTGATACAATTTTTTTAGCATCATCCCGATACATCATATATTGAACTAATCCAGAATATCCCCCTCTCCCTTCATAAACATATTGAAATGGATTTATCTCTACATCTGCCCACCCAAAAATATCTTTCAAAGAAGAATCATAAGCATCGAAATAAACATCAACTACACTATCAACATCTGGACCAAGGACAGAAGCAGGATATTCCCTAGCACTAGTAAGCGTCAAATCAACGGAACGTACCCTACCAACCCACATTAACCAATATTCCTGTGCCTTACGAATAGCACTCTCCAAATGCTTATCCGTGAGCTCAACACCTATGACATCACAACCTAGTTCATCAAGAATATATTCTTTCACAACATCAGTTGCTCTATTATCACTCCATTCTACTCCACAATTCATAATGATTATTTCTTCCCAATTGACCGCTTAATAGGTGATGTCAATATCTTCTCTGCAGAATCTTGTATTTTACCAACAACACTATAAATTTCAGGTTCCTTTATATTTACTCTCTTTAATGCCTTTACTGTAGCATCTCCTATTTCAGATAGCACACCATTAAGTTGGTCTTCATTCATCTGAACAATTGATATAATAGATTTTTTTATATCTTCCGGAAGTGAATCAACATCCACCGATGATTCCGGTTTTGCTAATGGTTCCATATCACCATTAGATTTCTTCCCTTTTTCTTTGTCTTTTTTATCATCATCTTCTTCTTCATCTTCATCATCTTTATTACCATTATCTTTATTACCATTATCTTTATTTACATAATTATCCATTTTATCAGCTTCATTTATTGGTACTTCCTCACCAAGCTCAGCTAATCTTTTAGCTACACGATCATCAGGTGAACTCAATAAACTATATCCAACAACTTCCAATTGTTCTGGCTCTAAAACAGAAAATAAATATAAATCTCGATCAAAAAAACCATTTTCTCTAATAGATAAACCCATAGGTGTAACAGCCACTACCTCTCCCACAGCAACATGAACACCCATTTTATTTCTAACCTCTACTGTCTCACCAATCCCTATTAAACCTGCATCAATTGTATTATCAAGCCTACTCTCAAATAATGTTTTTTTCATGGAATCCTCCATTTAATACAATTTCAACCCTTTATGTTTTCTATCTACATGAGTAATCATTCTCTTCTCACTTTTAAGAAACTTTCCACAAGAAAGACATCTAAAACCACCTTTTACTGATACATAATCACCTACTTCATTATTAATATCATCTGAATTATTAAACTCTTTATTATCTTCTTTGTCACAATTATCTTCATCATCACCATCTATTTTATCATTTTCTTCTATATTAGAATCAACAATACTAAAATTATCAATCGAATCTGATTCTAAAGAAATATTCTCAATTATATCCAACTTTTTATCTAAATCCTCATCCAAA